AGAGATAAAATGCTAAATCGGTCATTTAAACAAACCAGTTTCTCTTAAACGCCTTTCTAAAAATGATAGCCAGGTCTCCCCTGGTTCAGGTTCTTGAACTTCTGTCTCGAAAAACTCTTTAGTATCTGCAATTACATCTTTGACTTTTCCACCGATCCCTAAAAAATCTAAAACATTATCTAAAGTATCTAAAACCTCATCCGCGAATAGATACATAGAAGCTAACGCCACGGGAGCGGGAACGTTAAGATCTACTGTAGGTATCGGTTCGGCTATTGCGATGAGGCGGGAAACTGCCCTGGCTCTACTATCCAATTTATTAAATCCGACCCAGGCCCCAAAAATTATGATCGGTTGCATTACTGGGATCAATGCCTGGAGCCACCTGGTGAAATCAATATTTTTCATCAGCTCCTCAAAACTATTTTCTTTCTTCATAATCTATACCCTGTCAGCATGCATGAGATGGATCCATTATTCGCGCTTTCTGTTGCCTGGATCTTAACTGTTGAATTGGGGGGTATGATGAATTCAAACATTTTTGGTTGTTGCCCACTGTTATCAGCATCCACAACAAATTTTTCAACGAATAATGCCTGGCCATCAACATTGATCGTATAGCTCAGAACCTCGCCTACTGAGATCGAACTCCAGTCTATACCCAGGGTGATCCGCGTCAGGTAAAAGTAGGAAGGATTCGTATAACTCAGGAGAGTGACGGCAGAACTAGCCAGGGTGTAGGAACCTGACCAACCGTATATGTTCCCATCTTTTACCCTTGAAATAGACTTAGACGCGGCTAGGGTCATGCATAAACTTTGCCAACAAACATAGTAGTGGTAAAAAAACCTGCAGAAGTACTCCCAGAATCTTTAACAACCATGATAACCCGTGTGCGTGGTGGTATCAATACTGTATATGTTTCTTTTGAAGGTTGATCATCTGTATTAGTTGCAACTTTAATTATACTGACAACTTGATCATTAAAGGAAAGTTGAAAAGCATTAACCGTCCCATTACCAACATCAGCCATTTTAATAGATCCGCAAAGAGTAAAAGTTCCTATAATTACAGCCGAACCAGTATTAAAATCCAAAGCGGTGACAGCAGAAGTATTAACCTGCGTCTCACCACTGAAAGCGTAAGCATGATCTCCTACAATGGAAAGCCCTTGATTAGGACCGAGAAAGGTTACTAATTGCTTTTTAGCCATTCATTAGATCTATTCGAAATATAGAGTAACTGTCCCAGAGGATGCCGCCATACTGCCGCCACCACTTACCTGGATCGCAATCTGTAGATCTATATTATTCGCAGTGCCAATCGGAAACGATACAGGGACTGATTGATAGCCTTGTGCGCATGCTGCGTCAGCAGTGTCGCCAGCTACACCCCAGATAGTGAAATTCTGTTCTGAAAAGTCGGATCCTAATAGTCTGCATACAACCTGTGCGCCTTTTGCATTAAATACATCAAAGGCACAATCGACCCTAACGATCCTCTGTGATCCGCCAGGCACCATTATATTACCCAAATTCGAACTATTCATATTATCTGTCAAGGAAAAGTATTCCTTGTCTGTTGGCGTGCTGTCAAAAGTTCTCGATATTGTTGTTACCATTTAGAGTCTAAAGTATAGCTTACTTCCTCCGAGTTTTAGTTGTGGAAATTGCCGACGTGCGAATGCTCCAGCAGCCGCAACAAGTCCAGCAGTAACTAATGTCTTACGTCCCAGGTCGGTCCCGATCATACTGATCGCATTACCAGCCAGGGTACTGAATGCCATTCCTAATTGACCGTCAGTAACATCCTTGATCACGCCTTCAGCCTGAAATTTACCATTCAGTACTTTGCCTGCGTTTAGGTAACTTGCTATTGCCAATCCAGAGGCCATACCCGTGACCGATGGATGGGGGATTGATTTTCTCATATTGCTCCTTTTTGGGTTATTTTTGCGAACGAATGCCCGACGGGCAGTCTTTCGGACGCCGCCTGCCCTTGTGGATCGCCTGGTGCGTTTGGATGCCTTGAAGGCACGCCATCCTTTCTTGAATCCCATCTTTGCGTATTTCTTAGGGAGACCAGGCTTAGGCACGTCCTTAATCAGAAGAATTGCCTATTTAACCTAATTGGGGGCTTTAGAACAGTGTTTGCAAAGTACTCTTCCATTAACTCTAATCCCAATGTATGACTTTGTCCAGGCTTCGCACCTAATACAGATTCCCCCAGTTCTATTGTTATCGGGCATATATACAACCTTTACAACCTCGCCTGTGAACTGGATAGTCGCAACACTGACAATAGTAATTATTCATTTAATAACCTTTCTGGATTTTTCTAATTCTACACGGTCACGGTACTTGCCTAAATATAATTCCGAGTCCTTTAAACGATCCTCCATTTCTTTATCCCATACCCATTGACCCTGATAACCACATTCAGAACAGTTCTCCATGCCTGGTGGATTCAATGCCTGGCAATCACGTTGGTCGCACTTCCAATAATAACGATGAACGTCAAATACCGTCAAAGGTTCATAAGCAGTTAGCGCCATGTTCACGATATGCGACCTGGTGCCTTCATTCTTCTCCAGGTATCTATCTATCAGATCAGAGAGTTTGCGGTCCATACTGATTGATACGGGTATGACCCCGCGTCTTTTCCTACCCATCGTAAAATACCCGCTTGCACCTAGGGCAATAGTCCAGGAGAAATTGACCTGCTACGACATCCAAAGGCAACAAACGCTTATTGCACTTTTCACAGATCATCAGTAACCCCTTTCCTTAACGATCACTTCTTTTTCCAAATCGACAATATCGACTACACGCGAGATGCACTGATCTGCTCTCTTTTCTGCTTGCTCAAGTGTGTGATGCTTAGAGATTAATCTCCATCCACCGACAACTACTCCATACTTCTCTTTTCCAGGGCTTGGTCTGTTCAGGGCTTTGACTTGTTTCATGGTTCCTACACACATAGACACTGGAAACCTACTATATAATATTATATCTGTGATTAGAATGAACAGGAACCACCATACTATATTATAATACCTAGAACCCTTTATACCTATATTATATATATAATAGTATACTTTCTTCTTTTCTGAGTGTGGAAATAGGGGGTATTCTGCGTTTCTGAGGCTTTTGGTTTGCTTATTTCTGTAATCCCATGCCTAAAATGTGCTCAGAAGTGCTTTTTGTCTGCTTATTGGTTGCTTCTGCTATCATGGGCAACATTTTAGAAGCCAACGCCTGGATATACCAGGGCTGTCCTGATAGATCCTGGGTAAGATTATGCAACAAAGAAAGCTGAGAACCCTCCTCCGATCCTTTAAGTTCTTTAGCGGCTGCTCCCATGGATCCAGCCCAGAATTTTTTAAGACTCTCACGCGCTTGTGGAAGCATAAATTCCTCAAAATCAATTAACATCTGTTCTCGAATCTTTTTAGTGATCACATCCAGGGACATTAGGAGGGTTTCGTCAGATTCAGAACTCTTCAACCAGGATTCTATTTTTTGTTGGGTTTTCAAAGGGACATAATAAGTATAAATTATAAAATATATTCCAAACGAAATTAATGCAAAGAGATAAAATGCTAAATCGGTCATTTAAACAAACCAGTTTCTCTTAAACGCCTTTCTAAAAATGATAGCCAGGTCTCCCCTGGTTCAGGTTCTTGAACTTCTGTCTC